AAAGGTGTAGCAAGTTATCCAAAGCTAAATGAACCAGATACCAAATTCAAACCAGACGGAGAGTACTCGGTCAGTTTGATTTGTGAACCAGACGAAGTTAAAGAATTCCAAGACTCAGTTAAGACCTGTGTTAAGGAGTACTACAAGAACCAGTGCCAGTTGCTGAAGAAGAAAGAGCTTAAGCTTGCTGAGCTTCCTATTCGTGAAGATGCGGATAAGGAAGGCAATAAGACAGGCAAGGTGCGTATTAAGTTCACTCTCTCTGCCAAGATCAAAAGCAAGAAGACAGGCAAAGAGTGGGAACAACGTCCCGCAATCTTTGACACCAAGGGAAAGATTATCTCTGAGCGTGTTGGAGGTGGAAGCATACTAAAGGTAGCGTGTGAGGTGTTCCCCTGGTACACCCCTGCTCTTGGCGTTGGTGCAAGCCTCCGTTGCAAAGCGGTACAGGTTATCGATCTTAAATCCCCAAGTGGAGTTGCAAATGCGGAAGCGTTTGGCTTCACGGCTGAAGAAGAAGGATTTGTATCTGGTGGCGAAAGCATTCCAGAGAACATCTTTACAAGTGATTCTGATGCCAAGGGAAGTAGTGACTTCTAAGAAACCTAAGTATCGTTCTCGGCTGGAACAAGACATTGCCTCTCACCTTGAAAGGGTGGGAGCAGTGTTTGAATATGAATCCATCCGTTTGCCCTACACTAGGGAGTGCGTTTACACTCCAGATTTCATACTGCCGAATGGAATTATTGTAGAGGCAAAGGGGTGGTTTCGCTCCTCGGATAGGAGCAAGCTTGTTCTAGTCAAGAAGACTCTTCCTACGATAGATATTAGGATTGTCTTCCAGCGGTCAGGGAACAGGCTTAACAAACCAACAAAAACAACTTACGCAGAATGGGCTAACAAGAATGGCTTTCCTCACGCAGAGGGAAGGATTCCAGAAGGTTGGCTAAAGGAGAACAATGCAACTAAAGAATTTGAAAAGCTTTTTAAACAGCTTCGAAGAAAAGTTCGGGGCAAAACTTAAGCGTGTAGGGGTAAACGAAGAATCATTCAAGGAGTTTGAAAAGGAGCTAGAGGATAACGCTCCAGTTCCATATACCGCTTGCTATAATAATGGCATAGGTAGGATTAGTGTTTTGGGCGTTGAAGTGTTCGAAAGTAAATGAGTAATTTCGTTTGCCACGAACCTTGCCCCAAGTGTGGCAGTTCCGATGCCTTGTCTAGATATGACGATGGACACGGATACTGCTTTTCTTGCAGAAATTATGAAAAGGGTAGTTCGGTAGAACAACAAAGGAGGATTGTGAATATGTTGCCACAGGAAACGTTTGTAGAAGGGGAAGTAACTGATCTTAATAAGAGGTGTATAACTAGCGAAACTTGTAAGCGTTGGGATTACAGAGTGGGCTACTACAATGGTAGACCAGTTCATATCTCAAATTACAAGGACTTGGACGGAAAGGTGATTGCCCAAAAGCTACGCTTTCCTAACAAGGATTTTAAGATTATCGGGGATGCTAACAGGATGGGGCTATATGGTATGCACCTATGGAAGGGTAACTTTAAGATGGTCACGATTACTGAGGGAGAGATTGATGCTCTTTCAGTAAGCCAACTTCACCAGAACAAATGGCCAGTAGTCTCAGTGCCTAATGGTGCTCAAGGTGCTCTTAAGGCAGTAGCCAAGAATCTGGAATGGTTGGAGCAGTTCGAGGTTGTGGTGTTTATGTTTGATAACGATGAGCCAGGTATAAAGGCTTCCAAGGAATGCTCTGCTTTACTTTCCCCTAACAAGGCAAGGATTGCTTCTCTCCCTATGAAGGATGCAAATGAAATGCTTGTCGCTGGAAAGGGCACAGAAGTTATCGATGCAATGTGGAGGGCTAAGGAATATCGTCCAGATGGTATCGTAGGTGGTAACGATCTTTGGGATTACATAACCAAGATTGACCTACAGGAAGCCATTCCTTACCCCTACGAAGGGCTTACTAAAATGACACACGGCTTACGTAAGGGTGAGCTTGTAACTATCACCGCTGGATCTGGCATAGGTAAGAGTCAATTCTGTAGGGAGCTAAGCCATCATCTACTGCGGAATGGTCAAAGCGTAGGCTACATAGCTCTTGAGGAATCGGTACGTAGGACAACGCTAGGCATCCTGGGGATTGAAATGTCTACCCCACTTCATCTAAGAAAGGACATAAACGAGAAAGAGCTTAAGGAAGCTTTTGATTCGTGCCTAGCTACTGGAAAGTTCTTTACCTACGACCACTTTGGTTCGATGGATTCTAATAACCTTATGAATAGGATTCGGTATATGGCTAAAGGTTGTGGATGCGGTTGGATTATCCTAGACCATTTGAGCATAGTCGTTTCTGGGATGGGAGATGGAGATGAACGTAGGCTAATTGATAACACAATGACTAAGCTACGTTCCCTAGTTGAGGAATTAAAGGTAGGTATGATTATTGTATCCCATCTAAAGCGTCCAGAGGGCAGAGGACACGAAGAAGGGGCTACTACTTCACTTAGCCAACTCCGTGGATCGGCTGGAATAGCTCAATTAAGCGATATGGTGCTAGGGCTTGAACGTAACCAGCAAGACGATACCACAAGGAATAGAACAATTGTTAGAATCCTAAAGAATCGTTTTACAGGGGAAACAGGCATTGCCTCCTACCTGGAGTACGATGCCCAACGAGGGAGGCTTACTGATATGGGTGAGCCTCCAGTTGACCTACCAGAGGAATTACAATGAAGATTAAATCAATTAGAAGTAGCACACAATGGGCAATAGACCTGCTTGAAAGAGCAAGCAAAAGCTTGGCAAAGATGAAAGATAAATCTGACCATTGCCAAGCCATAAAGCTAAGGGTTATTCAGACCCAAGTTGACACGGCATTATTGATTGCCAAGGAAACGATAACTTATTACACTAATCGCAAGGTGGAGGAGAAAAGGAAATGAACGAACAAACAGCAATGCTAGAGCATTTTAGAAAATACATTAAAAGTTCCAAAGAAATAGCTGAAATGACGGATCTTGAATATGATTTATGGGATAAAGAAACTGAGAATAGTTTAAGAGAAATTAAAAACGAGTTTAGAAAATGAACGAACTTATATTTGATATTGAGTCGGATGGCTTGCTTGACGAAACAAAGGTAATCCACTGCCTTGTCATTCACGACACAAAAACAGGTGAGACTACTAGGTACAACAATGAGCCTAATTGTAAGCCGATCCAAGAGGGAGTAGATCGTTTAGTTAACGCAAGCAAGGATGAGTATATTCTGGTTGGGCATAATATTGTCGGCTTTGACATTCCAGTAATTCACAAGTTATTCGGTGTTTATCCAGAAGCCTCACTTAGAGACACTCTTGTTTGCACTCGCCTTATCTGGTCAGACCTTCGAGAGAGAGACTTTGGGTTTGCTAGAAAGAATTCTTGGTTTCCTAAGAACCTAATTGGATCGCATAGCCTTAAAGCTTGGGGTTATCGGATTGGCTTGAGAAAGGGTGACTTTAAGGATACCAACGACTTTGCTAACTGGTCACAGGAGATGGAGGATTATTGTGCAAAGGACGTAGAGGTAACAAAAAAGCTTTGGGAGAACATAAAGCTTAAGAACTACTCTGATATGGCTGTTGAGTTAGAGCATAAATTCTTTCAGGCTATTTTACTTCAAGAAAGAAATGGGTTTGCCTTTGACAAGAAAAAGGCTGAAGAACTTTATGTAAAAATGGCTAAGCGTAGAGTTGAACTACAAGCTGAGCTTCAGAAGGTGTTTAGCCCTACCATTGAAAAGATGAAATCTAGGGCTTATCACTTTGGGGATAAAGTTTTTGCCAGCAAAGCGGAAGCCTCAGAAGAGGCTAAACGCTGGGCAAAAGAAAACAACAAAACCCAAAAGGAGGGGCTAAGCCTAATCAAAGATGGAAAACAAAAAGAAAAAACGATCCCATTCAACCCTGGGAGCAGGGAAGAAATTGCGGAAAGGTTCAAAAAGAAGTACGGATGGAAACCACAAGAATTTACTCCCGATGGAAAGCCGAAAGTGGATGAAGCGGTGCTTCAAGTTCTTGCGAATTTGGGCTATGCAGAGGCAAAACCCCTCTTAGAATACCTGCTTCTCCAAAAGAGAATAGGCCAACTTGCCGAGGGTAACGAAGCTTGGTTAAAAATGGTTAAGCCAGGTGGACGTATTCACGGCAGAGTAAATACGAATGGTGCAATCACTGGACGTTGTACTCATTCTAAACCAAACATAGCCCAAGTACCTAGAGTAGGATCTGAATATGGAAAAGAATGTAGAGAATTATTCGTTGCTGGAGAAGGCAAGACGTTGGTTGGGGCAGACGCTTCAGGGTTGGAGCTACGCTGTCTCGCCCACTATTTGGCTCGATACGATGGAGGAGCTTACACAAAAGACATCATACAGGGGGATATACACTCCGTTAATCAAGCTTCCGCTGGATTGCCAACGAGGGACTCTGCGAAGACATTCATCTACGCATTCCTTTATGGGGCAGGGGATGAAAAAATCGGTAACATTATCGGAAAAGGACAAGAAGAAGGAAGACGGATTAAGCGAGAGTTTTTAGACAAGACACCTGCTCTTAAAAGGCTTAAGGAATCAATCGACTACACTCTTAAAGTAAAGGGTTATCTTAATGGGCTAGATGGGCGAAAACTTCAGATTCGCAGTAGTCACTCCGCACTAAACACTCTTCTCCAGAGTGCAGGTGCTTTAGTGATGAAAATGTCAACAATATTATTACTGGAAAAACTACAAAAATTAGACTTTGTTTTTGGTACTGACTATGCTTTAGTAGCTCACATCCACGATGAAATGCAACTTGAGTGCAGGGAAGATATTGCGGAAGAAGTTGGCAAAATAGCCGTCAAGTCAATCGAAGATTCTGGACAACTTTTTAATTTCAAATGCCCACTAACAGGAGAGTTCAGGATGGGAAAAAATTGGGCAGAAACTCACTAAAATTTAGGTCTATATCTCAAAATGAAATTGCCTACCTTGCTGGTTACACCGATGGAGAAGGGTGCATTGCTATTATCAACGGCTCAACGCTTATGGTGTCAGTGGAAGCTTGTTATCCAAAGATTATCCATAGGTATTCTCAATTGTTCGGAGGACATTTTACTAGATATGATCGGAAAAAGAAGAACACTCGACCCTCTTTTCGTTGGCGAGTCTTCTCTGAAACCGCACACCTGGTTATCCAGACACTACTCCCTTTTCTGCGTGAAAAAAAGCGTCAAGCGGAACTATGCCTCAAGTACTATAATACAAAGAATCCTAGAAAAAGAGCAGAAATTGATCAGAAAATTAGGGAGCTTAAGAAATTAACATACCTATGAGCACAACAATATATATTGATGGGGATATTGTAGCCTACCAGCAAGCGTTTCTTTCGGAGCAATCTACTGATTGGGGCAATGACTTCTGGACGCTCCACGCCGATGTTAGGGAAGCACAGAAACGTACTGATGTGTTTCTTGAGGAGCTAAAGCACACGCTTAAGGCAGATGTTGTGGTTATTGCTGTAAGCGATTCTAAGAACTTTAGAAAGGATGTTCATCCAGCTTATAAAGAGCACAGGAAAAAGATGAGGAAACCTGTAGCTCTTGGTGCAGTTAGGGAGCATTTAATCTACACGTACAAAGCTATTCACTTTCCCAACATTGAAGCGGACGATGTGCTTTCAATCCTTTCTTGTGAGAATGGTGGCATTATTGTTTCCCTCGACAAAGACTTTAAAAGCGTTCCTAGCAAGTACTACAACTGGAACAGGCCAGACGATGGTATTCTAGCTATCACCGAAGAAGAGGCAGACAGGGCTTTTATGATGCAGGTGCTTACTGGAGACATTGCAGATAACTACCCTGGATGCCCTGGAGTTGGGCCAAAGAAAGCTGAAAAAATTCTTGAAGGGCTAACTAGTATTGATTCAATGTGGGATGCGGTTAAGAAGGCTTTTAAAAAGGCTGGGTTTGGTGAAGAAGAAGCCCTTGTTCAGGCACGACTAGCAAGGATCTTAAGAAAAGGAGAGTACGACAGGAAGACAGGAAAGGTAAAGTTATGGCAAAGTTCAAATTAAAGACATCCAAAGGTGAAGGGAAAAAAGTATATATTTCTGGTCCAATGACTGGAATGCCAGACCTTAATTATCCTTTATTTGACGCTAAAGAAGACCTGTTGTTTGAGCTTGGATATATGCCTGTTAACCCTGCTAATAACTTTAATAGATCTAAAGGGCACTCAAGGTCAGCTTACCTTAAGTTAGATCTACAGAAGCTTTTGTTTTGCGACTACATTTATTTTCTACCAGGATTTGAACAAAGTGCTGGTGCTTTGCTTGAGGCACTGGTAGCTAGGGAGTGTGGAATTCCAGTGCTAACTATATGAAACTATTTTTAATACTGCTTTGTTTTGTTTTTGTTGGGTGCTCTGAACAACCAGTGGTAACTCAGGAAGAACCTACCAAGTATTCTAATGTGCCTACTTATTGGGTAGTTCTTGAGCTTCAAAAGGAGGAAGAAAGATGGATGCAACAAAAGAAGTAGTAGTTAAAGATTCTGGTAAAAGACAGAATTTTAAATCTGGTTCAGTAAGGGACAGCAGGGAGAAAAAAGGCAGATATGACTTGCTTATGCCTCACGCAATCCACCTTGTTGCAAGGCAACTTGAGGAAGGTGCGATTAAGTATGCTGAGCGTAATTGGGAACTAGGCCAGCCTCTTTCTAGATATATGGACTCAGCCTTGAGGCACTTGTTTAGGCATCTTGAAGGGCATAGAGATGAGCGTCACGATGTAGCTTGTGCGTGGAACGTTCTTGCTATGATTGAGACAAGCCATAAAATTGAGCTAGGTAAGCTTCCGAAGGAACTAAACGACCTTCCAAAGTAAACTTTATGTCAATTGATAACGAGTCATTTCCTCCTATTAGTAAAGCACTTGTGGATGCTCTTGAAGAAAGGTGTCCTGAAAAGTGCCCAGAATTAACAATGACTGAAAAAGAAATTTGGTTTTATGCTGGACAAAGACAGATTGTTCGTCTAGTGAAAAAAGCTTACGAGGAACAAAACGAAACAATTTTAAGTAAAGAATAAATATATGGCACGAATGGGAATGTCAATGGCATCGATTGCTGGTTCAAGGGCTGTTTCTCGGCCTGTTGGAGTTAGCTGGATTAATACGGCTGGTGCACTGCCAGCTAATAGAAATTCTTATTCAGGACCAATTGTTAGTCGAAAGAATCCTGTTGCTGTTCAGGGTTTTCGTAATTTTGACACAATGGCTAATAACAGGACGTTTACCAGAGGTTACGCTCATCCATCTACTGGTGGTTATAATGATTCTTACAATCAAATGCGTACCCTTGTCCATATTGGTGAAGGGCATCGTGTAAATGTCCGTGATGCTATGAATC